GCCCGGATACGATCAAGAAGCTGCGCGAGGACCGGGCAGCACAGGAGCAGCAGATGATGGAGCTACAGGCCGCACAGCCGCTGGCTGCCGCGATGAAGGATGCCGCCCAGGCGCAGAACCTGCTGCGGGGTGCGGCATGAACCTGAATCCCCTGACCCTGAAGCGCCGTCGCGCGTACGTCAAGACGTTCGACAACCCCGAGGGGCGGAAGGTGCTGGCGGACCTGCGTCGATTCTGTCGGGCGTCATTGCCGACCGCTGATGTCAATAACATACATACGACGTATCTGTTGGAAGGTAGAAGGGAAGTTTTTTTGAGGATTCAGGCGTATCTGAATCTGACTGAAGAAGATGTTGTTCAACTGATCGAGGATTACAATGACTGATGCTGCTGCCGCCCTGTCGGGCGATAACGGTAGCGCCGACACCGGTGCTGCTGCAACGACGACCACCGGAACCCAAGCAACTCCGTGGAACGCGGGGTTTGATGAGGACACCCAAGCCTACGTGGGCGTCAAGGGCTGGCAGTCGCCGGCCGATCTGCTCACGAGCTACCGGAACCTGGAGAAGTTCGCCGGTGGGTCCAAGGCGCTCGTGGAACTGCCGGGTGATGATGCCGACCCGCAGAAGATCAACGAGTTCTACGCGAAGCTCGGCCGCCCGGACTCCCCGGACAAGTATGACCTGAAGATGCCTGCTGACGCGGACCCGAAGGTGACGGACTTCTACAAGACCCTCGCGCACAAGCATGGACTGTCTGCGAAACAGGCCGCCGGCCTGTATGGTGAGTGGAATGAGTTCGTCACGGGTCTCGGGCAGCAGTCTGAAGCCGAGATGCAGGCAACCTCGGAGCGCGAGGTGCTTGATGTCAAGAAGGAGTGGGGTCAGGCATTCGAGCAGAACCTTGACGCCGGCCGTCGAGCTGCTGCGGCGCTCGGCTACGATCAGGCCAAGCTGGACGCAATGGAAGCGAAGCTCGGCACCGCGGAAACCCTGCGCTTGTTCGCCACACTCGGGTCGAAGATGGGTGAGGACTCGTTTGCGGGCGGTGAGCGTGAGGGTTCCTCGTTCGCCTTGTCACCGGCTACCGCGAAGCAGCAGATCGCAGACCTGAAGATGGACAATCAGTTCATGGCGAAGTACCTGAATGGTGACAAGGACGCGATTGCCAAGATGACCCGACTCATGGAGTCCGCTCATGGATAAGGCAACCGTGCGACTGGAGTTGCTGAAGCTCCTGATCCCTCAGGCATCGCGCGTCGGGATCACGACGCCTGACCACACCATCGAGATTTGCAAAAAGTTCGAGGATTATGTATCCTCGAATAGCGAGGAAGTACCGGCCTCGCAAGCGTCAGGGAAACCGGGTCGGCCTGCAAAGACAACCGACAACAAGGTGCCTGCGTTTCTAGACCCCGCTCAAGCGGACAAGTCGATCTCTACCGGACAGACTTGATCCATTTTTTAGCGAGGTCTCATCATGAGCTTTGAAGTCACGACTGCTTTTGTACAGCAGTACACCACCAACGTTGCTCTGCTGCTCCAGCAGCGCGGTTCCAAGCTGCGCGACTACTGCACCGTCGGCAGCTACACCGGCAAGGCCGCCAAGGCCGTCGAACAAGTCGGCGCAGTGACCGCACAGGTCCGCACCAGCCGTCACTCCGACACGCCGCTCATCTCCACCCCGCACGACGCCCGTTGGGTTTTCCCGACCGACTACGAGTGGGCCGACATGATCGATGATCAGGACAAGCTGCGCATGCTGATCGACCCGACCAGTTCGTACGCCACCAACGGCGCTTACGCCCTCGGCCGTGCGATGGACGACCTGATCATCACTGCGGCTCTGGGTGATGCCAAGACCGGCGAGAACGGTACCACGACCACCGGGTTTGCCACGGCCACGCAGCAGATCGCCGCTGCCGCCAGCGGTCTCACCATCGCCAAGCTGCGCGCTGCGAAGAAGATTTTCATGCGCAACGAAGTCGATATGGACATGGACCAACTGTGCATCGCGGTCACTGCCGAGCAGATCGAAGACCTGCTGGCGACCACCGAGGTGACGTCGAGCGACTACAACACCGTGAAGTCGCTGGTTCAGGGCAACGTGGACACCTTCATGGGGTTCAAGTTCATCCAGATCGAGCGCCTGGGTGTTGATGGTTCCAGCGCCCGTCGCTGTATCGCGTGGGCCAAGTCCGGCCTGCACGTCGGCATGTGGAACGACATCAACACCCGCATCGGTGAGCGCGCCGACAAGTCGTACTCAACTCAGGTGTACGTCAAGGGAACCTTCGGTGCGACGCGAGTCGAGGAAAAGAAGGTTGTCGAAATCCTCTGCACCGAGTAAGGGAGAACTGACATGGCAACAACCTATGCAGTAGAAGTCGCAGGGATCAGCACGATCCCGACCACCCAGAACAGCGGTGGTTTCCAGGGCGCCCGTGTTCGCTGCTTCCGCGCCACGATCCAGTACGATGGTCAAGCCTCCGGCGACGACATCGTACTGGCTCGCGTGCCGGCCGGCTACACGTTTGCCTACGGTGTGCTGGTCGCCTCGGCCACGGCTGGCGCCTCGGCCACGATTGCCATCGGTGTCTCGGGTGCCACGGGCAAGTACCGCACGGCCGCAACGTTCACCACCGCCAATACGCCGACTCTGTTCGGCAATGCGGCTGCGATGGATGACGCGGCACTGACGTCTGCCGAGACGGTGCTGGCAACCATCGCCGTCGCTGGCTTGCCGAACAGTGCGGACTACGCCATCGTGCATCTGTTCTACATCGCGCCGTAAAACAAGGGGGCTTCGGCCCCCTTGTTCATTGAGGACAAGAAATGGCCTCCGTCATCGACATCTGCAACAAGGCACTCGACAAGCTCGGACAAAACCCGATCATCAGCCTGGCTGACGGCAACAAGGCCGCGAATCTGTGTGCTCGGAACTGGCCGCTGGTGCGCGATCAGGTGCTGCGCGAGCACCCGTGGAACTTCGCCATGAAGCGCGACATTCTGGCTCCGAGCACCGACACCCCGGCGTGGGGTTTCGAGAATCAGTTCCCGCTGCCGGCCGACTGGCTGCGACTGGTCGAGATTCGTGACCTCTCGACCGGTGAGTATCAGGTCGAGAGCAACACGATCCTGGCCAACTCGGACGCGCTCTACGTGCGCTACATCTTCCGTCAGGAAGACCCGAACAAGTACGATGCCCTGTTCGTTGATGCTGTGTCCTCGTGCCTGGCTGTCGAACTCGCAGAACCCCTGACTCAGAGCACCCAGAAGAAGCAGCTGGCGATACAGATGTACACGGAGTCGCTGGCGGCTGCCAAACGCATCGACGGTCAGGAGAACCCACCGGTCGAGTACGAGGAAGATGACTGGATCAAGGTGAGGTACTGACGTGGCAAAGTCGAGTCCGATCCTCAACGCCTTCAATGCCGGAGAACTGTCGCCGGAGTTCAAGGGGCGCATCGATCTGGAGAAGTTCCGCAAGGGGTGCGAGCGGCTGGAGAACTTCCTGCCGCGCATCCATGGGCCGGCACGCAAGCGCCCCGGCAGCCGCTTCGTCAATGAGACCAAGAACTCGGCAACCCGCACGCGCCTGATCCCGTTCGAGTTCAGCACCACCCAAGCCTACGTGCTGGAGTTCGGTGACGAGTACATCCGGTTCTATGCCAACGGCGGCGTGGTGCTCAGTGGCGGCTCGCCCTACGAGATCGTCAGCCCCTATGACCACACGGACTTGGATCAACTCGACTACGCACAGTCGGCCGCCGACATCTACATCACGCACCCTGACTACCCGCCCTACAAGCTCGCGCGGATCACTGCAACGAACTGGACGATGACCGAGGTCGATTTCGACTGGCCTCCGTTCAACGACGAGAACAACGGCACCATCACGATCACGGCATCCGCGGTCACCGGTGCGATCACGCTCACGGCATCCTCGTCGCTGTTCGTCGCGGCTGACGTGGGGTCCGTGTTCAAGTTTTCCGAGGTGCTGGCAAGCAAGCACAACCAATGGACCTCGGGTGTCGCTGTCGCGGCAGCCGCGACCCGGTACTACCTGGACAACCTGTACTCGACCACGGCAGGCGGCACCACGGGCACACGGCCTCCAATCCATACCACGGGTGCCGAGAGTGACGGCGGGGTGTCGTGGGACTTCCTACACGACGGTGAAGGGTACGTCGAGATCACCGGCTTCACGAGCGCCACGGTCGTCAACGCCACGGTCATCAAGCGTCTGCCGGCGTCGGCAACAGGGTCTGGCACGACCCGGTGGGCCGAAGGTGCGTGGTCGACGCGCCGGGGCTTTCCGAACTCGGTGTGCTTCTACGAGGATCGTCTGTGGTTCGGCGGCTCGGCCTACAAACCCCAGACCCTGTGGGCCTCGGTCAGCAGCGACTACGAGAACCACAAGTACGGCACCAAGGACGACGATGCGCTGAACTACACGATCAATTCGCAAGACAGCAACACGATTCAGTGGCTCTCGCCCGGTAAGGTTCTGGCTATCGGCACGAACAACGGCGAATTCACCCTGAGTGCGCAGCAGATCAGCGATGCCGTGACGCCGACCAATGTACGCATCGTGCCGCAGACGACCTACGGTAGCGCGAACAACGTGCGTCCCTTGCGCGTGGCCGCGAGCATCCTGTTCCTCCAGCGGTCGAGTCGCAAGCTGCGCGAATACACCTACGACTTCACCACCGACTCGTATGTGGCCCCGAACATGAACGTGCTGGCCGACCACATCGCAGAGACGGGCATCGTTGATATGGCGTACCAGCAGGAGCCGGACCAGATCGTATGGGCACCTCGTACCGATGGCACGCTGATCGGCATGACCTATGAGCGCCAAGAGGACGTGGTGGGCTGGCACCGGCACGACCTCGGGGGTGCTGTGGAGTCCGTGGTGACGATCCCGCATTGGGACGGAGATCAGGATGTCACGTTCCTCGTGGTCAATCGGACCATCGACGGGGCGACCAAGAGGTATGTCGAGTACATCGAGAAGTATCAGGACGACACGAATGCCTTCTTCGTCGATTCCGGGCTGACCTATAACGGGGTACCGGTGAGCACGGTATCCGGACTTGACCACCTTGAAGGTGAGGAGGTCGCGGTGCTGATTGACGGTGCCGTGCATCCGAACGTCACGGTCACAAGTGGCGCGATCACCCTCCAGTACGCCGGCAGCGTGATCCACGCGGGTCTGCCCTACACGGCCACCATGACCTCCATGCCCGTCGAGTCGGGCGCCTCGGACGGTGTGGCCCAAGGCAAACAGATGCGCCTGAACAACCTCGTCCTGCGCCTGTACAAGACGGGACCGGGACTCTGGTACGGTCCGAACGTTTTTGCGATGGACGAGTACCACACGCGCACGAGCAACGATGGCATGAACTCACCTGTGACGCTTTACACCGGGGATACCCCGACTCTGCCGTGGCCGAGCGGCTATGAGCAGGCGCCCCAGATCACGGTGCAGCACAGACTCCCGT